GAGCATCCCGCAGACACTGACGAAGAAAAGCGTCTTGCCAGCGCCCAGCAGAGCAAGACCAGCCCGCTTTCCGTGGACAAGGAACACGAAACCGGGGTTTTCTATGGATCCGGCAAAGAGCCGTACCAGGCCAGCCTTGCAAGCTGCACCTGCAACGATTTTGTAAAGCGCAAAAAGCCCTGCAAGCACATTTTCCGGCTGGCTATGGAGCTTGGTATCATTGATGCGGCCTATAAGACGGGCCGCATCACCGGCGAACGAAACGAGGCGCAGATCAGCTTTGCAGACAGTGTTGCTCTGGTGGAGCAGCTTTCCGACGCGGCACAGAACGCAATCAAAGATATGCTGTATTACACCAGTGAGCGCATCGACGACCGCCAGAATCCCATCACCTGTCACGATCTGGATCTCGTGCCGGAGCTGCGCACGTCGCCCCTGCTGCACGAAAATCCGTACCCGCTGGAAGAAGTGCTGAACGATCTGCCAAAGCCCTTTGTTGTGCAGCTGCTGGATCTGGTGCACCGGGAAGGCAAGCCGAAACGAAATGCAGCCAAAACCGTAATGGCTGCATGGCTGGCACAGAACGCACCCATGCTGGCAAAAGAGATGCCGCCTTGTGCATCCTTCTCTTTCGTGGAGGTGTTCGACAAAGCCCAGCGCGACGTTTACAAGTACCTGCATCGCAAGTACGACACGGAAACGGACTGGTACACCGGCGCAGAGTATCCCGCCGGGGCTGTTCCTGCGGCAGACGGTTCTGCTTACTACTTCCCAGAGGACAGAGTTACCGATGCCCTCACGAAACGCGGTTTCAATCGCTGCCTGAACGGTTACATCCCCACGAAATCGAAATCCTGACAACGAAACTTCATCTTTTTCTGCTAAAGATGATATTTCGGCATATTTAACCCGCCTTTTTGATACAAAACCTACAATTTAGGGGCTTAACTGCCCAGAAGGAGGCATTTCTACGAAAGATGCAGAGTTTTTCGCCCCTTGGCGGCTGGTCGCCGCCTTTGCTGATGGCTCCCGGCTCTTGTTCGACGGATTGACTGAAGAACAGGCACGGGAAGCGATGGAAGCCGCCCAGGAGCAGCACGGAGACATTGGTTACTGGAACCGGGTCACGGATCAGAACTATGAGGACGGCAGATACTACAAAACCATCCCCGAACCGCCCTGCGTGAACGTCGTTGACTTCACCGGTTACGATGGGCCGCTCGACGAAAACGGTTTTCCTGTCGGCCTGATGGACGAAATCGCCCAGAACGCCAAAGAGGAAGGCCGTGATCCGAACGAACCGCAGATCATCTTCAAGCGCAATGTGCCGCCTGATCCGCCGCGCGAAAAGTAAATCACGAAATCCAAAAAAGCCCGCCGGGTCGATGACCTGACGGGCTTTCTCTATAGCACCCGGCAGGCCGCACAGCCCGCCGGGTAATTTCTTGCCAACTTTTCCACATTTCCGGGTAGTCGTGTTTGTTTTTCTGCGCCGGGTGGATACAATTTGCGGAAGCGCATTTGCGTGAGGCCCCGACGGTCGATCTCCCCTATAGGAGAATATCGCCCTCAAGCCACGCATCTGCCCTGGGCAGGGTCTCGCGCACGTTATACGCGCGTGATAATAAGGCGGGGCACTCGGGCAGCCGTTCCATGCCCCGGCCAAAGGCCAGCAAAGCCACGTTCCGAAGCCGTTTCAAATGCTGGATGCTGTATCCCGCATCGACCTGCACTTCTGCCCATTTTTTGTGGCCGATGTAGTATTCTGTCAGGATCAGATTGTGGACACTGTCCAGGCGGTCAATTTGCCCCCGGATCAAAGCCTCGTCGGACTTCAAAAGAGCCTGCTGACGTTCCAGACTGCGCAGCCTGTCGCCAATGCCCAGATCATCCATCTTGCAGGCCATCGCCGCGGTGCTGTCCCCGGGCCGCCCTCCGCCGGGCATACCGTCCATGTTGATGCCTTTCAGGGTGTCCACTTCGTCGTCCAGAGCGGCACACTGGCGGCGGATGATTGAAAGCCGACGTGGAATGTCTGCGCAGTATTTCAGAATCGCTTCCGCCTCGTGTGTCTTCATGCTCTGCCTCCCGAAAAATCAAAATTCAGTGCCAAAGATGGGGCCTTGCCCGTTTACCCGCTCAACCATAGCCCCCACGCCGTAGATGTCCTCCACCACACGGCGCAGCTTCTCGTAAGCTACCATCTCGCCGTCCTCGGACCATCCAAGGAACTGCTCGAAGTTGGAGCGAGTCTCTTGCATAACAGCGGCGATCTGCTCCACGGTATAGCTCATGTCGTGCAGAGCTTCCACGCAATACCGGGCCACCATGTCGGCAGCATCCCGGCGTTCGGCAAGGATTTCCCGCTCATTGGTCGTCTTGCCCAGCTTGCCCGCCGGGAGCAGGAAAGTTTCCACTATCAGCGGCGTGGTGCGGTCTTCCAGTGCAATGCGGGCTTTCCGTGCCCCTCGTTTGTCCCGATCCAGCGTGTACCGTTCCGCCGCATTGTTCATCTTGACGGTCAGCACAGCCGCCTTTCCTGCGTCAAAACCCAGAATGTCGTGTGCCGCTGCTACAAAGCAGTATGACACGACCTGTCCGATAGCCTCCCGGTTCAGTGATGCCGCCGTTTTGGTGCGGCCAAGGTTGATCTGCCGATTTACAGCGTTCTGGATGCTCTGCCGGTAGTACGACGGCACTCTTGCTCTGCTTTTGCCCATGATGATTCCTTTCCCGCCTGTTCAGCCAGACGTTTCCATTCTTTGATCTCGTTTTTCGTGTCCGGGGTGATGATTTCCCGGAACACATAGCCCCGCGGCTCTGCAATCAGGTCAACAAACAGCCTGCGGCGGTAGATGTAGTCCCTCTGCGCCCGCCGGGTGAATTTTGACTTGATTTCCACCACTTCCACCGTTCCGTCGGCATATTCCAGCACATAATCCGCCGTATACCTTGCCGCCGGGAGATGGACAGCGCAGAAATCCTTTGCGGGCAGCAAAGGAAAGGCAACGTGCGGCGTTGCCTTGATGATCCTGCCGGACTGGATGCCCGGCAGCACTGTGCCAATGTAAAAATCATACTCGCCCTTGCTCTCGAAGACCTTCCCGATCTCCCCGGCAGTCTTGGCGGCAGCTTCCAGCGATACTGCCCCCGCCGGGGCTTTCCTTGCGCGGCGGTCGGCTATTTGCTTCTCCGCTTGGGCACGGTATCGAGGCGGTAGGTCTTCCAGTTCCAGTCTTGTGCTCACGGCTGGTTCCTCCTGTTTTTGTTCTTGGGCAGCTCCTTGCGGTACAGGCTCACGATCAGGTGGCGGGTAGAGTTGCCCGTGATGGCGACTTCGCACCGATGCAGGGTATACCCCGGGTACATCCGTTCCCAGTACGCCCGGTCTTCCAGACAGTTTTCACACACGTCCTTCAGCTTGCTTCGGCTCATTTTGTTGTCGTTCGGCCTAGGCATTTTGGGCGGCTGCAGGCCGTGGCTCTGCCGCCAGTGCCGTTTGCATCTGCGGTTCTTCACGATATACCGGGCAAGGCTTTCCACGCTGTTGTGGTCGAAGTGCAGCGGCTCACATCGAGCCATACCCCGGCCATTCCACGCCTGTTCCACCATTTCCCGGGTCAGCCCCGCCGGGTGCGTCATAATGACATGGTGATGGTGCCGTCCCAAGACTTCACCTGTTACAGGGTCCACGGTGCAATACTCCGTCACCACGACCCACTTTGGACGCTGGATGCCCTGTTTATCGCAAAGGCGGTAGAGCTTCTTGATTGCATTGGAGAAATCCCGGTCAGCACGGGCAAGGTCATTTGGGGCAGGGTGATGTTCGTCGTCGTAGGTGTATGTAACCGAGAAATCACCGGGGCGAAAGTTCGTATTTACCAGCAGGACGAGATAGCGGCCAGATTTGCGGAGGTTGTAGGCTTCCTTCGCCAGACTGGTGGCGAGTTCTTTCTTCCGCCGGGTGCTGGCCTTGTGCTCCTTCTCGGAGACCTCGAAAAGCTCCGCCTGCATGGTGGGCGCAGTGGCATAATCCTTGCCGCAGATATATTTCTGTTCTCTGACATAAAAGCCGCTGCCCATACCCACTGCGTCCTCCTTCCCGTAAACGTCCAATTTGCTGAATAAAGGCCAAACCGCCCACCGCCCGTGTACTTCTATGCTTGCCCCCGCCCCCGCTCCGGCGAGCTCTGCTGTCCGTTACGCCCTACTGCCGCGGGGAGACAATACAGGGGGTTCCCCCTGTACCCCCGTCACGGGAACGGCTGCTTCTAATCAAGCTCTAAGCAAGCTCTAAGCAAACTTTAAGCAAGCCGCTGCTCTCGTGTCCCTTAGTTTATCCTCGGTATACAAGCCCCTTGCCCCCCTCCCCAGGCGGGGGGTCCCCGGGGGCTTCATGTTATGTTGGAAAATTATTCCAAATTCAGTTTAACTTCCTCACCACGACAGAGTTTCAGAAAATCAGGGAGCACAGTTTTGCGTACCTGTTCCTGAACTTCTTTGAAGGCAAATTCATGCGTCCAAACCGGACGGCCCATTTTCTGCTCTATGTACTTGTGGCACAAACCGTTTTCCTTCGGGTTATCCTGTCCGCCAGTCATCACATAGCCGGTATACGCTTCAACCACGATTCTTTCATCCAGCGTCATACATCTTTCCCTCCTTCAGGCGACTCAGGCAGCGGCATCCAGTGCGAAACTCTGCACCCCGCCGGATTTTCCGAAACGCAGCGCCCCAGATCGTCAAACCACGAATTGCCTTCAAGCGTGCCCTCCGTCTGGTTTCCATCTTCGTAGTAAAGCCAGACCGTATCGCTCACTTTTGCATACTCCGGGTTGTTTCCGCGCGGGCAAGGCGTGTGATGCCTTGGCGGAAGCTCCACCTTTGCATCGCGCCACCACAGATTGCTTTCCGGCTCGATCGTCGGAGCGACAGATAGCGTTTTCTCTACCATCTCCACGACCCTTGCCCTGTCTTCTCCACATCCCGGTGCCCCTAACAGGCAGCCTTTTATGGTGCGAAGTTCCAATGCAAACGCATCTGCGTCAATCAGCCGTTTTTTCATGCTCATTTCCTCCGCTCTTTCGTTCGACAAGAACAAGATCATCCCATTCGCACGCATATCTCTTTGACGATCCATTTCTCATATCAAAGTCTGCGATAATATAGTCATCAGGATCGGCTCGGAGAACCGTTCCGGCCGTTTTCAAAATCTTCGAGTAAACCAAATCTCCAACTTTAATCCGTTCATCACGTTCTTTTGACCGATGCAGATTCAGTTCAATTTTCGGTTGCGGCTGATCCGACCGATTCAACGGCTTATCAAAGCACACATTCATCCGGTCTCCCTCCGGCTTATCGTGCCACGCCAGCGCATGACGGATACCCAGCCAGACCTGTTCTGCCCGGTACGGAATGCGCATGCCGTCTTCGATAAGTGGGTGACAGGCAAACATCTGATAAGCTCTATCCATGTCGTCCTGCATCATGTTCCGATTTTCCAGTGCCCGGTAAAAATCTTCTTTTTCGTCCTCTGCGTTTTTGAATCGCTTTGCATCCATATCGGCATAGTGCTTCGCCATGCAGAGGTCTTCCGCAAGATCATTGAACTGCCCCATGTGCAGGCGCAGATACATCTCGCAAGCAGCCTGCACAGCTTCCGCCACCGGGCGGCTCATTGTCACCGTGACGGTTTCAACTTCCGCCGGGGTATCTTTTTTCTTGTCCATGCTGCCACCTCAAATTCTTACGGGCGGTGCTCCGTATCCGTCGTGCACCTCTATGCCGTCTTTTTCTGAAATGTACATCCACGTCTTGAATGGGAAATTTGTAGCCGGAATACCTG